CATTGACAAGCGCCAAAGCGTCGATACCCGGACCAGCCATGAGCGAACCATCATGGAAAGCGTTCGCTTGCAAAAGCGAACGGATAGATGTGTCTTTACCAATCATATCGAGGACTTGGCTATTGCAGATCGCAATATCGACAACCCCACCGTTTGCTTCGGCAATCTTTCGCTTGCCATCTTTGATGTCTCCCATAATGTCTTTGCTACCACCAGTATCCCAGTAGTAAGACGAGCCAAGGGTGACACGATGATCGGACGGGATACCGTAGTCAATGTTGACCATGTACCCACCCTTTACCATGTAACTGAAACCGTTGTTGATGAACATGTTGGAGAACATCCACTCTTTTCTCCTGTTAGCTCGATTAACGATGTCAGCTAAGTTATCCGCAAGCGTATCTGCGGCAGCTTGATACGCTGAATCTGTACCCGGTTTGCGAAGATTGTTCAAAAACTCCTCGTCAAAGTACCGCTTTTCTTTCCAATATGCGGCAGTCGCTTGGTGCTGTGCGATACCGTGCGGTGCAGATACGGGTGCAGGCGCTCCCGGGGGAACGAACGGAACCATACCTCTTCCACCTCTCTGTGATTCCCACTTAATCGTGTCCGACTCAGCGTTTCGAGTTCCGGGGAAGAGATTCGTAAACATCAGATTGGGTGCCGCTTTGAACCTCGTAATGAAGTCCTGTAGTACTTCCAACCTGAGAATAGGTATTTCAGAAGCTCCACGTGGCATAAGTATTCACCTCCTTCCGTAGAGTATTTTAACGAATATACATATACTGACCAAAAGAAGCGGCGCTCAAATCAGTCTTAGCGGCCGCATCAACGTTCGTCAGCAGTCCTTCGTATAGGACGCAGTTACCAAGAATCAGGGTAGCTCCCGCTCCCTTTGCATTAATTCCAGTACCGCAATCCACAGATTTTTCAAGAATACCAACACAATCAGAAAAATTATTGGTATTGTCTCCAGCCTCTACTGCGATGTATGCTTTCCTTGCCACAGTAAATGAAGTTCCACCGGTTGCTGTCGTGACTGTGATAGCCGCACGACTTAGATCAGTTGTTCGATCAATAGCGGTGATTGCTCCAAGATTCTCGGCAGCCGTTGTGTCGTCGTTGATAATAACATCGTCTCCAACATTGAATTTGTAGCTATCATCCTGCGAGACGTACAGAATAGAAGCCGTTGTGCCAGAATCTGCAACAAGGTAAGCCCTACCCGGATGCTTTTCAGCTCCCGTAAAACTGGTAGGGTTGTAAGGTACGAGTTTGTCACGACCACCGGCAACGCCAGCAGACTTGTTCAAAGCGAGTGCAGTTCCGAGTTTTAGAACCCCGTAACCAGCTTGAAGTGTGACAGGTACTTTCAAAGAAGCCATCGGTTCAGAATAGTACAATGCCCGATAGTCGTCTTGAGCTCCTCGTATGATTGAAGGAATATCAGTCGGCATATTTATTCACCTCCTTCCGTAAAGGTATTTTTTAAGCCGTTGCTTGTTGACCCGCCCGGGAAAGCAGATCGTTAGACATCTTTGAATTTTCTTCCGAATTTGCGGGAGTTCCTTCTTCATCTGCTCTGCGCTCTACTGAGCCCATACCCGAAACAGACTGATTGGACAGTTTACCTTCCCAATCTTTAATCTCCTCGTCAATCGCGGCAGAAAACGCCTCAACATCAAGAACGTCGTCCTTAACGAACTTTTTGAAGGAAACCATTCTTTTGACTTTCTCGTGAAGATGATCGTCAATGTCAGAATCAGCCAATTTGTCATTCCAGATTTTATCGGCTTGGTTCTCCCTCTCACGTTCTTCACGGAGAGCGTCTTTCTTTTCCAGATCAGCGAGACGCTTTTCATTATCAGCGTTCTTCTGCTCCAGAGCAGTTTTCTCTGCCGTGAATTGCTCCCGTTCTTTATCAAATTCCTTGTTCAAAGTGGCTTTCACCTCCTCGGACAGTTGAGCGACAAGATCAGGATATTTTTCTCTCAATTCTTCCAGATTCATAATTTCACCTCCTTCCGTATTATATTCGTCCTCTGCTTCTGCGAATTGAGTTTCCTCAAGCGCATTTTCTTTATATTCGACATCTTCGGTGGTCTCTCTCGAAAACGCAGAGGACTTCGTTGACGAATCCCACCCGAAAACGCAAACAGACGCCTCTTTGAAGTCACATTTTCTCCAGACAGTACCCGGACCCCGTAATGTAAATCCGTTTACTTCTGCTGTCTCGTCCTTCATCAGGCGCTGAATTTCAGTAGGTTTAGCATAAATGCTCGCTTGATACGGAAAACCGTCTGACGACAACTTGACGAACTCGTTGGCATACTCTGTATCGACAAGTACCGTCTTCTCAGGAATCAATTCGAGCTTACCTTGTGAGGTATCAGGTTTACCATTATGAAAACCAATCTTGCGGGCAGTGTCGTGATTTTCAAGTATCGGGAACTTCCCCGCAGAGAATTTGATACCGTCAAGATCAATGGCTAAATCTCCCCAGTACCAATGTCCCTTGATAACTTTCCCATTGTAAGCTGTCATTTGCATTTTAGGTGGATTATCACCATCTTTAATAGCAAGAGCGTGAAAACCCTCCTCTACAAATCTTAATGCTCCCTTGGGGACTTTTTCAGTCTTTTTTTCAAGTGCCATTGTTCTCTCCTCAAATTTAGAGTTTGCGATTTTTATTGCTTTCCCTTCGCAGTTCTTGCCACCTTTTGATTGACAGTCCTTAAGAATACCGTTAGCAATACTGACCCATTTTTTCTTCTGTGCAGGAGTTAGACCTTTCTTAAAACCGTCAACATCTTTGACAGTCCACGGCATGACTTACTCCTTTGGTAATGGAGTTGAACGCTTCACGAGCTTTTTCCCTGCTGGTTTCTTCTCTGCTGGTTTCTTCTTACCGGGCTCACCTTCAACTGTTTCTTGGACACTCTCAGCGTCCACACCGGCTGAATAAATCAACTCAGGGTATTGCTCGTCTTCGGTAGCTTTGAGTAATCTCAGTCTTCCATAACCACCGAAGCCCATTCTCTTAGCGACTTCGCTGTTAGGAATACCAATCTGTTCAGCTACCGGACCATGTTTCGTACCAAGCAATCCTTTCGCCCTTGCTTCGTAGTCAATCACCTCAGATGTTGGGAAAGACACTTCAAGCAAATGCTCAGGTGCTTTACTGACTTGCTCAAACTGTGGTTCGCCTTTCTCGTCAAAACTGACCGCTTCTCTCTTTTTAAACTTGGTAGGAAATCTTGTCACCTTGCTTCGTAGGTAAAAGATGCCTGCCCAAAACTCGTACTTCGTAAATCTCTCAAAATAGGCTATCTCGTCGCTCATTCTATCAGAATACGGTCCACGAGATGCTTTGACGCTTGCGTAAGGAGCTCTCGAAGCTCCTGTGCTTATATCTTCGGGTTCGTTTAAACCCGATGTAATCATATTTAAAATGTCGGTGTCTTCTTCCTTGATCTTAGATAACTGAGGATAAGTAGCTTGCAAAGTGCAACCAGGTGGTAGGACAAGTGTGCTACCGGGAGTCTTCTTTGCCATGATTCCAGTCTTGCGTCTTTCTTCGTCTGAAAGACTCAGCCACAGTTTGAACGTTCTTGGGTCTTCAATCTGTACTGTCCAGACATAAGCTCCCGCTGATTTTTTATGATCGATTTCATACTTTTTGAGGTTCTCGTAATGATTTAACCACTCAATAGTCGTTCTCAAATAGCCTATAGCTCTACGAGTTAAGAAACCCTTATCCCAAGCTACCACAAATCGATAGTAACCCCCAAATGGTTTAAACGCTCTATTTCTCGATTTTGCTCTATACTGGTATTTGGAATTGACATCGTTATGATTAGATACGGCTCTAACGAACTCAGGATATTTAGACACATAAATGCTTGGTACTTGGTCATATTCTCGAAAGGGAATTACCTTCGAGCTTGTGCGTTGTATGCGGATATTATAAAAGACAGGAGTTAATACTTTGGTGGGATGAAATATGATACCAGAACCATCGTCTCCACTGGTATCTATTGTTGACGGATCAATAAAATCGACTTCTACAAATCCGTCAGTATGTAGTGTAAGCATTAAAAAAAGCTCGCCTTCAACTTCTGCACGAGCTACAAACTTAGGCCACATATTATAAAGTCTGTTTCGCCAGTCAAATGTGATTTCATCGATAACGTCTTGAATTTGTCTATTCTCTGACCAGAATCCAAAACCATTACCACATATTCTCCCTGCGAGACCTCTAACTGCTGTGTTGACATGTGGATTACGCTGAAACTTTTCCCAACATTGTGACTGTAACGATTTTCTGTCCAGATTTGACGATTCTTTACCTTCTGGAGTTACCGGAAAACCGTCAGGGTCTGAACGCTTGCCGTCGCTTTCATCGTACTGCCAGGGCATAGCAAATGTCATGTTAGCCATGACATCATCAGGAATATTCATTATATATTCGGCTATTTCTTGTTGTTGCAAGATCAACCCCCTTTACCGGTGGTTTGTTTAATAAGTTGATCCTCTCGTTTTCGCAACGTATCCAACTTCTGCTTCAATCTTTTATACTCCTCACGTTCACTTTTGTTTCGCCATTGATAACAGTCGTCGCTTCCGTTTCGTTCTTCAAGATTCCACATTCGATTTTGTATTTCCTGAATAGCGTGGGAAGTAAAATGAAGCTGTTGACTTGCCTTTACATACATAACATCGGAAGACTTAGCAAAGTATTCTGTCGCACCGTAAGCCATTCCGACAATTACAAAAATAGCGATGGTCACTTCAATGACCTCTTTTTTGTACGATAAAGCCATCAACTCACCTTAGGACTCTTTACAAATAGCATCTTCAAAGACAGATTGAAAGTATTTATGACACCAACCCCAACAATACCAATGTGAGGCAGTTCGTCCTTGACTACGGTAACTATCGAAGTTTGCACAATCCTTACAGCGGTCTTGACTCGTGATTTTCAGTTCAGCATCAGAATCAGACATAATCACGCCTTCGATAATTGAGTTGTTCGGGGGTGCGAAAGGAGTAAAAACACCCCCGAACATATCAGAGCGGGCTCCTATGAGCTACATTCCATCATATCAAAGCTGGGGACCCATTTGTCAAGTACTTTTTTTAAAGTTTTTCAATATTTTGCAAGAAGTCCCTGTCCAGGTGAGAAGAAGCCAAAGCCCGCACTTGATCTTCTCAGTCTGAAACTATCAAAACCTAATTCTCGACCCCCATATAGCCCCCATCCAGTCGCATATACCGAATCGTCTTGAATTCCACCCTTTTCAAACTTCTCCCTGCTACCAAACACATAGGACGATGTTGTAGGGTCAGATGATTTTGTCCAATGATCGAAAGCGCCCATTTCTTCCCGTAACACGTCTTCTGTTTTTGAGCCCGGTGTCGGGATATGCGGAGCTTTGAATCGTCCTTCTTTACAGCAGATGTAGAACTCTTTAAAGGCTGCTTTTTGTCTGTCGTAGTTTGGATAGATCGCTTCAAATTTGATGTTCCTTTCTTCACACCAACCCCCTATATCCCAAGCACCCCATCTTTCTGAGCATACAACGTCTAAGCCGTCATACTCTATATCTAATAAATCCATAGTCTCTTTAACAGTATTGACCGCATGATTTTCAACGTTCATAAGGTATAGAAGTACATAGAAGTACTTAGGAGCGGCTTCTGAGAGTCTTGCGGTGAGAGGGTTAGACTTGCTACCAACTAATCCCTTAGCAATAGCGACCAGCATAGTGCGAGCTTGCCCCCTCACGGCAAGGGGATCACCGAAGTCCAGCCCTACCAATATAGCCCAATCCGTGTCAAACACCTTAGACAGCTCCATTAACATGTCAAAGGTTACAGGGTAGTTGCTCATAGCATCTATTCGGGCTATATTGTCGAGATGGTAACAACGGTTATCTATTTTCTGAATTTCCGTATATAACGAATCAGGATCGAAGCCCTTTTCAGAAACTTGTTCTACCGAGTTAAGTATATCGTTCCTACGTTTTACAGCTTCCATGATCTTGGCGTTATTCAGATAATCACCATCAATAGCTATAATCCTCATAGCATCGATTAATTCCTGTGTGAATATCTGAGTACGACCAGCTTCCCATGTATTTAAGAAGTAACGCTCGAACTCACCGAAGGGGAACTTAGCCTTATAATCTGCAAGCTGACCCGCTGTCATGTGCGGGTTCATATAATCGTCTGTGTCGCCTGTTTTTGAGCTCCGATAATTAAAGAACACAGTATTGGTTTGCTTGGTGATGTAATTTTGGTAGAGTTGATAGAGGACGTGGGTCTTTTCGCTTACCGTAGAATCGATTACCCCAAGTGCGTTAGGCATATTTCGAATACTACCGTCAAGCTGAACGAAGAACTTGGGCTTCTTCATGTCAAAGATTTCTGAAAACGTGTATCCAGTAATATTCGACACGATACCAGAGAAGGATGATATAGAGCGTATGAGTGATCTGACTTGTCCATCAGTACCTTTAAGCCGTATCTCTTTCTCCTGTATATTGCGCTTGCCAACAGCTGCCAATAAATTAGGCGAATTCAAGATGATGTCTCGCATAATATCGTAATGGACAAACTTAACCTGATCTCTACTGTTTGCTCCTAACATTATCTGCTGACGAGGGAAGTTAAAAAACTTCCATAACTGAATAAGACATGCTAAGAGACTCTTACCTTCACCACGTTGCCAACAGAGGACAATGAGACGGTATAAAAAGCGACCATCTTCCATTCGCAGAGCTTCACGACAAATATTCTGCTGAGTCCACCACATGGTTGCGTATGATTTCTTGGTTTCGGGATGAAGTTCGGTAGGTAGGTCTTTCATTAACACCCAAGCAACGGTAGCTGAGCCGGGTGGGTAAATAGGTACGCAGACGTTATCATTAGCCCACGCACAAAATCCCTCGCCACCATCACGATAGCTTAACGGTTCATATTCAGGCTTAGGAGCATCAAGTGGATCAGTTTCAGCAAACGCTGTTACGACACCTTTCCTTCTTACGAGCTTACCCATTTTGTCTCCTCACAAGTTTCAGCTTGTTTTGTTCCTTCAAAGCGTCTTTTTCCATCTTCTCGTAATATCCACGCTCTGTGGGGATTAAGTCCTTTACTTCGGGTTGAGTCTTCTTACCGACTCCAAGCTCTCTCCACGTGCTATCAATCGTTTTGATTACTTCCCGTATCTCCTTAAATAACGAATTAATCTTGGTCGTTCCAGACTTCGTCATTTCGGGTATGTTTTGACTTGTAATGGACATCTCAATGATTTTAAAACGGGCTAACTGCTTATATAGAGGGATTACTTGCATACCGACACGAAACAAATCAAAGTCATCCATGTCAGGAGCAAGATTGTCGAGAATCATTTTCTCAACCTGCTTGAGGTACTTCATCATTACGACACATTTTCGCTCCCGTTCCTCGCTAAAGTATGGACATACATGCGCTGATATGCAATCTTCCATCTCGCAATCTTGAACAGCAGTCCATACAGGGAAAGTATCCTCTTTATACTTTCGTCTATTAACCTTCATCATGCCATATTCACGATATTCAGCGTTTTCCATGACTTCTCCTTTACGTTGAAGTGATTTTTAAGCCATCATATTGCACTCCAATAACGTTTGTCAAGTAAAAAATGGCATTATATTGCCCTGATATGCAACGGATTACATATATATGAAAAAGTTTACATAATTTCCCAGTGTAAAACGATCCTAAATCAGGCTTAGGCACTTGTTACGCTCGAAAAATGTCACAACGACACGATAAAAATAGAGTAGTGTGACATCCAAATTTAGGCAGATATTACGCATGGAAAGTGTCTCAAATTAATGAGACAGCCTTTTAGGAGCTTGTTACACTGGTCTGTACTACAAAAGAACACAACTATATATGTAGTTACGTTTATTATGCTCCTTTAGCCACGGGGAAGATTATATGTATATTTATGTTGTATGGGAGCCGGGTTCCGGGGTCTATTAGACGCATTGGAAGGCTACTTTTAACGTCAAAACTGTGGAATATTTTGTGGTCGAGTCTCGTACTGTCAGAGACAGACGTGCTACATTGTGGTATTTCGAGGGGGGTCTACATTTTTTGTAGTTTCTACACTATATGTAGCACATAAATTGATATAGTTATGTAGTTATATAGTGTCTGATAATAAATGTTATGTCAACTTGTTTATGTAGCTAACAACCTAACTATTTTTATTCTTATATAGTTATGTAGTTATATAGAAAACTACATGACCCCATGTTGTTATGTAGTTATATTCATATATGAATATTAATAAATCGATATATGTAGTTGGCGTCAATTCTATATAACTACATAAAAGCGCTGAAATACCTTTACCCATAAAACTATATAACTATATAAAAACATAACTATATAGAATTGTTTTATGGTAACCCCAGACTACCCCATATATTGAGACATAATTGTATCGTATTATTTTTATAAAAATTATTAATAAATTCAAATAGTTATAGCGTGAGACACTTTTGTATCAAATAACAATTCGAGACACTATATATTGTTACTTTTTTTATCTAATTATATGGTATTTTTTTCTTATAATTATACAATATATTACATAGTTTAAATAGTTATGTAGTTATATAGTTATATTGATATATTGACTTCCTTTGACTTATATAATTATTTCAGTATGTTATACTAAAATAAAAAAATACCATATATTATAGTAACTATTCTATAT